ATAAACTCTTGTCGGAAGCGGAGAAGGTGCGCAAGGTTCATGTAACAACGAACTTTGACGAATATACGCCTATTCAACATGTGGAATCAGGACTTTATACGTTCGGCCCAAGCACAACAGTGCCCATAGCCGTTACGTCGTCCTCCATAGTTGATGCGTATACTGCACCTTCGCAGTTCCATTGGGAAGCGGAGTACTCTTACAGTTACTTCCGTTTCCAAGCTGAGTACGCGCAGCTTCTGGCATTCATGGATGCATTGGGTGTCAATATGAACGCAATGCAGATCCTTTGGAATGCTGCTCCGTGGACTTTTGTCATAGACTGGCTGATAGGTATCAGCTCGTTCCTTGGCAAGTTTAAGTCGCGGAATTTGGATCCCGTGGTGGTCATCCATAGGTGTTGCTATTCTACCAAACGCTCCCGATTCTCCTTGGGATCTCGAAAGATCCTGAGTCCCGGGGGCCTGGGGAATAGTTATACCTCGATGCCAGTTGTCTATGAGACGGCTTACCGCCGCTCAGTAAAGATGCCTGACATAAGTTCGATCACATCGAGCGGACTATCTTCTTCGGAAGTAGTCTTGGGGACGGCTCTGGCCATAAGCCAGCTCCGAAACCGCAGAAACATACTCCGGTCGAAAGGCCGGGGTGGTAACAGATAGCACAAAATGCTTCCGTCACATCTCAATACAAACGAAGTTCGTGGCTCCGACAACGCCGAGGTAGAATACCTGCGGATGTCTGTCGAAGGTCGTAAAGTGGTTTTCCACAAAAGTGGAGAATCACCTGCACTGAAGGATCGAATAACCTTTCAACATGAAGAGAAAGGGGTCGGTCCCAAGTCGGTGAGACGTTCCAACCTCAGTAATCTGGTCGAGGTGACCAGTGATGTTGATGACACGTCCACTGCCCAAATAATCGTCAGTACGACTATTCAAGTGCCCATCGGGCTTTTGAGTACGAATACGGCGGTTGTGAATGCCATGTGCAAGCACACCTCCCTTCTGGCCACAGTTGGCACGTCGGGGGTTTATGCGAGCGATGGTTCGGGCAACGGCGCTAAGGCTCTCACTGATGGGACTCTCTGAGTCCATTAGGAGCGCCTGGCCACCCGCACTAACGTGCGGAATGGGCCGGCTTCCTGAAGCCCGGCTGCTGCGAAGCAGCCGGGCGAGGGAATGTCACGGTCTTATTATGTTGTACGCTTCGAGGGTATAACCTGTAGGCACCCGCGTGCGGCCGCTTATCACAAAAGTGAAAACGCCGAACGCATCTTGTGTCTCCAGGCTCTCTTGGAACGTACCTTGTAATACGGGAGCAGTCAATTCATGAGGATAAATCACTCCTATATAGCGTCGACCTCGACGCCTTGGAGCGACCTTCTGCTTGAATTGATGATCCTGAATGCTGAGTGGAACTAACCATTTCATTTGGTATTGAACTCGCAAAATAGAACGGTCACGCGGAAGCACTAGTGCTCGAGGGTACGTAACATGACACATAAGTCCATGCCCGTAACTAAGAGCCTCGATGTCAATAAGATCATCGAAGAGCTCCTGCGTGATGTCTTCGCGAATCACGTTGGAGTGTTTAGCACGCGAAACCAGAAACTCACCCTTGCGAAAGCAAGGAAGCGACTGGCTAGTGAAGGAATAGGGTTTCTAACTAAGACCCTACCGGCCGTTTGCAAGCGATTTGATATCTCGCTTGCGACGTTCAAACCGTTCGACTGTACCGATTTGCGATTAGGGAATCGCACAACCGGTAGTAAGATCCCCCTGTTTTTAGGGGAGCTCTTCGAACGTGTCTTACACGCTGACGGCACGCCTCGAATAGATGCGTGTGTGTTTAGCATTCGGACAATCAGGCAAATTTGTTACTTGTTCTACAAGTACGAACTGCCCTATACCCATGAACAGGAACACAAAGTCCTCTCGGCGTTTATTCAAGCTGAGAAGGACCTCGAAGGTTCAGATTGCCGCATTAGCGAATATCATCGCTTGTTACGTAATTCGAACCTTGATTCATCTGGTCCGGTCTGCAATACAGAGACTGGACCGTTTATTCTAGGCGCTGCTCGGGCTTACCTTCACAGGTTGTTTGAGCAGTTTGACCCTGACGACATAACTCCCAAGCACGGACCCGGGGCAGTAGCTGAGAGGCTACTGTTCGCGGAAAAATCCGACTGGAAGAAAGTGCCGCAGAGGTTAACAGATGTGTATCCGCTAGATGCTTTCTTTTATGCATCGGCGGGGCATGTTTGTGACGATTATCGGCTTATGGCCGGCATCGTTGATGAGGAACCGTCTGCTCGAGTAATTCTCGTGCAGAAGGACTCGCGCGGCCCGCGCTTAATCTCATGTGAACCCGCTGCACTGCAGTGGATTCAACAGGGGTTGCAACGGGCTATCTACGAGTGGGTTGAATCGAACCCGTTGTCGAAGGACAGCGTGTTCTTCACCAACCAACAGCCAAACCAATACGGGGCCTTGTTAGGGTCCTATGGCGGGGCGGCTGGGCGACGTGAATACGCGACACTTGACCTTAAAGAGGCCAGTGACCGTGTATCAGCGTATCTGGTGACCCTCGTGTTTCCAGAGAAGCTCGCAAGAGCCCTACTGGCGACACGTAGCTTGTTCACAGTACTACCAACTGGTGAGGTGTTAAAGCAACGAAAGTTTGCACCGATGGGGTCGGCATTATGCTTCCCCGTCATGGCGCTTACTATCTATGCAATACTTCAGGCAAGTTTGGAGTTATACTGGAATGCATCTGCCCAACGAGATCTCGAAGAGATCGACCATGCGTTGGCCGAGGAAGGGGTGCTTACGATGACAGATCAACGACGCCTCGTTAAGAGGACGTCAATGAAGCTGTTTCGCGCATCCCAACAACGGTCATTAATGGACGCGGGGCGGATATTAGTGTACGGCGACGACATCATTGTGCCTTCATACTTCGCGAAGGCCGCAATTGCAGCACTCGAGCTCTTTGGCCTAAAAGCCAATCTCGATAAATGTTGTACCAAAGGATTCTTCCGAGAGTCCTGCGGCGTGGATGCCTTCAAAGGCAACCTCGTCACACCTGTTCGTTTCAAAAAGGTTTGGGAAACGTCGCGACCTGCTGTAGTCTACGAGAGTTGGATTAAGTATACCAATTCATTATTAGCTAATGGTTACGTTCGAACGGCTCAATACTTGGCCGGGGAACTTGCACTACGTTTTGGTGCGATTCCTAGCACAAATGACAGACATCAACCTGATGTCTTATCTTATCCGTGCTTCGACGATCCATTCGGACTGCTGGATGAACTAGATGGTGCTAGGAAAGCACCTAAAGTTCGGACGAATAAGCACCTGCAAAAGGTGCAAAAGTCCGTGCTCGTATCTACTAGTCCCATGGTTGATCAATCACGCGCTGGATGGAAACTACTCCTCCGCTACTTTACTGAAAGAGCGAGAGGGGTTGGTCCTATCTGCGTGCACGATGGCACCATGTCAGAGGCGCAATCAGCGCCTAAATCCGTCAGTATGTACACAC